TTTTATAAGGATCCGCCATTCTCGAATATTATTAAAGATAAAGTTAAAGAGGTAACGATAAAATTATATTTATCTGATGTTAATCATGAGTTATATTCAGAGGCGATCGATGTGGCTATATATGGGAAAGACATTGACGCTTATGACTTGGCTATGAGAAAATCATTTGATATGATTGACTCGAGAAAAAGAGGCGAAGCTTTGGCAAAAATATGTAAGGATTGGTTGCAAAAATGCGCGGACATGATGTAAAGAGCATATCGAGTGACCAACTCGAAAGTCATGGCGCAAGCCATGTGTCCGCTCCAAATCGAAATAATATATTACCGCATTATGAGTATCTCAAAAAATGGGAAAATAAAGTCGTTAGTAATATAAAAAATATAGATTGGAACAAAATAAATCCGGTTGTTGCCGTGTGTGAAAATAAAGAGGATTTTCATATTTTTAATTATTTACGATTGACGACTTCATACATTAAACAGGGAATGAACGATTCTAAACAATCAAGAGCAACAAGATTGGTTGTTTTAGATTCTAATACAGGAGGTATTCTGGGAATAATTCTGCATGCGGATATTTATGACCGATGGAGCCTGCGGGATAATTACATAGGATGGTTGCCAGAGCTTAGATCAAAAAACATCAACAAAATACTCCATGTACAAAGAGCCTTGCCTCTAATCGGTTTTGGGAAGTATCTTTTAGGGAAATTATTAATACTGTTATCGATAAGCAGAGAGGTTATAAAATATATGTCCCTGAAATATAGCCAGCCGATATGCGCAATAACGATAAGTGGGCTGGGTTTAAAAAGGTATCCATATTGCGAAAGGCTTCATGGAATCGAATTTGTGGGATATCATAATAAATCACAAAGAGAATGCGCGTTATATATATGTGAAACGATGAAAGGAGGTTACCGACATTTAAGGGGTGAAATTCCTGAAGAAAAATTAAAAATAAAAACTAATACAATTATCCAGAATGTAAAATATTGGAAAGAACGGTGGTTAAATCCAAGATTAGAGAAAATAGAAAACAACAGTTATGATCTTAATTTTTATAAGCTTGACAATCTTTTGGAAATAGCAAATTGACAAACTTAAACGGTTATCATGTTTTCTCTTTTGAATGTGTTGGGGTGTACTTGAAGATAGAACTTTTTCTCATCAATTATATGAGCCGTGGGGCTTCCGTTTTCAATGAGGCTTTTTCCTACATCAAGCATTCGGTGGCATCTAAAAGGCGATTTTTCGGCACACAAAAGAGCAATCCTATTATCAACACTTGCTTCTCGAATGATCCAATTGATCGCCGAATAAAACGCAACGCTGTTTTGAGAGAGTTGCTCTCTTCCTTTTTCACTATAATCAGGTTTTTTCCAACTGTGTATGTTATATTTAAGTTCCGGTTTGTGAATGTATTCAATCCCATTTTCTTTAAGAAAGTCGGCTATTTCTGGTTTAGAATAAAGAGGCTGCCATTTGCAATTCGGGCTTTTTCTTACATCAACAATTTTTTTAATGTTATGTTTTTTAAGGAGGCCTATAAACTCTTCAGGCTCCCTGCCTCCATAACCAATGGAATAAATGTGCGCATATGGTTTCATTGTCTTTCTCCTTTGTTTTTCTCTCTCATCTTTGTCTCTATATATAATATAACATTAGTCTATACAATTGTCAAGTGTTTTTTAAAAATAAATTAAAATGAATAAGTTAGATAAATAAAATGGCTAAAATAGGCAGACCATCGAAATATGACGCAATCGATCTGAAAAAAGTCGAAGTCTTGGCTTCTTTTGGATTGATCGATACGGAAATTGCAATGGTATTGGATATATCGGAAAGCACCCTTGCGCATTACAAGAAAAAACCTGAATTTTCACAGTCCTTAAAAAAAGGAAAAATCAAAGCAGACCTTAAAATAGTTGAATCTCTCTATAAAAAAGCAACGCAAGGAGACACGACTGCCATTATATTTTGGCTGAAAAACCGGCGACCAGATGAATGGCGAGATAATCGAGATATCAACCTAAAAACAAAATTAAATATTGAATTAACAGCGGCTGAAATATGGAAAGCTCGAAAAGAAGCAGAGAAAAAAATGGGAAAGGGAAAATGCAAGTCATAGAAAGAGAAAAAGCGCATACTCAAATGAATAATATTCGAGAGTTCGAGAAATGCGCTATCAGCCCATCTTATTTTGCGACAAAATATTGTCAGACTCTCAATGTTGAAACGAATGCTATAGAACAATTTCCAGCCTATGACTATCTTGTTAATTTCCTTGAAGAAAATGCTGTACCCCATAATGAGCATATCGAAAAATCAAGACAAATGATGATCTCGTGGGCTTTTATGGTATTATTTTTATGGGATTTGACTTTTAAAGGAAATATTGCCGACTTTATTACATCCAGGAAGGAAACGCTCGTTGATGACGGGGGATCGCTATCTACGCCTAATTCACTTCTTGGGCGTATTCGCTTCATGTGGGATCGGCTGCCTGCTTTCTTGAAGATGCCGCTCGAGTTCACTTTTCTTAAGATAACCAATCCAATTACCAATAGTTTCATTATCGGGGAAAGCTCGAATCCCAACGCCGGTCGGTCCGGAACCTGGCATAGGGCTCTCATGGATGAGGCGGCGCTTATTCCTAAATCGGAAGTTGTATTTAGCTCTATCTTTCAGGCTTGCAAGAAAGGAACCTATATGAACTCAACTCCTTATGGTCGCGGTGGTTGTTTTGCGAGAATAAGATTCGAAAAAGATTCGACTTTTTACAAGAGATCGTTACACTGGAGAAGACATCCGGATAGAAATGAAAAGTGGTATAATATACAATGTGTAGACATGACACCTGATCAGATAGCCCGGGAGCTCGATATTAGTTACGAAAAATCAGTTGCCGGTCAAATCTATCATATGTTCGACTTCGGAAAACAAGTCGGAGATTACCCTTATATTCCAGAATTGCCGCAATATAACGGTTGGGATTTCGGCACAGGAGCGCCTACCGTTGTCTTATGGATTCAAGAAATTCCAGTAGCCGGCCAACCTTTTCCTGAGATTCACATATTTCATGAGTTGGAAAAGAGTGAGAAAACACCTCCTTTTTTTGCAGAGTATATCAGGAATGTGCCATATAAGAAAAGGGACGAATATGGAAATGAACATTTAAGGGAAGCTATCCATTACGGTGACCCGGCGGGAAAACAGCGACAGGTAAACATGAAAAGCTGGATATCTTGGCTCAAAGAATTGGGAATTCATGTTCAGACGAAACATGGTGTAAAAATCGTAGATTCGATTATGGCGGGGCAAAGGATCATGCCATATGTCAGGGTTGACAAGAGTTGCGTTCGGTTCTTAGAATGCATAACGAGCTATAAGCACCCTACGGATGACCAGGGGCGAGTCATAGGTGATGGATATGAAGAAAACTGGGCAACTCATACAATGAAAGCGTTTGAATATTATGCTGTCAATCGTTTCCCCCTAAATAAATCCGTCATAGGAGTTTGGTGATGCCGCTATCAGTAGAAAGCATGATAACCTTGAATGTCCTTCAAAACAAATGGTGGGCCGAACAGAAAAGGAAAGAGGAGGCCGCTAATAAACTCGACCTCTATCATGATGATTATGAAGAGATTATCAGAGAAAAAATGAAAGAACTTTTCTGTAAAGCGAATATTAACCGTCTGTACTACCACGTCAATCAATCACAAAATATCCTGAAACGAGTCATAAATGAGATATCGACCATCTACAAAGTCGAACCGCAAAGAGACTATAACGAGGATAAACGCTATGAAGAAATCCTCGGTTACCTTGATCTGAACACGAAACTCAAAAAAGTCAATTGCTACGTGAACCTGCTGAATGAATGCCTTATCAAGGTTGGCGAGAGAAAAGGCAAGATCGTATACGATATCATCACTCCCAATATGTGCATGGTGCTGCAGAATGAGGATGATCCTACAGAGGCCGACGCTATCATATATACGACAACCTCGGTAAATGACGTTAGCAAAACGGATATCTTATATCACTACTGGGACGTGGAAGGCAGTTACCGGATATTTGACGGCGGCTTCAAGCTAAAAAAAATCGTCTATGATCCTGAAGACCCAAGGGCCACGAAAGGACGCTCTCCATACATTGATAAAAAGCTGAAACAGTACGTCATGCCGTTCGTTGTGTTTCGCAGGCAAGAACCGGATAGCGCCTTTTGGGATCAGGATACGGGCCGGGATCTTTACAATGCGACGATCATGACCGGGATTAAGATGACGCTCTTAGATTACTATTTCAAAGTAGCAACCTTCAAACAGATCTATACCGTTGGGGATGTGGTGGAAATTCCTAATAACCAGATATCCGATCCACTGACGATTTTCAGGGTAAGCGGTGAAAATGCAACGGTCGGCCTCCTGGATATGCAAATTAACATGAACCAATTAAAAGAGGCTATCGAATTTCAGATCAATTCGGTAATTAACAATTACGGCATATCCGCTGATATGTGGACATTGACACCCGGCGAGATGTCAGGGCGGGCGCTAAAGATTAAAAATGAACGACTGCTCGAGATAAGGGAAAACCAGCTTCCGTTTTACCGGAAGGCGGAGTTAGAACTATTCGAGATTACTAGAATCGTCAATAATGCGCATTTCAGCCGGAAGATATCCGAGAACGTTGAGTTCTCCATTGATTTTGGTGAACTGGAATGGCCGGAAGACCCCAAAGAGGAACTTAAGTTGGATATCATGAAATGGGGGATGGGATTGTATCCTACCGCTCAATTATACATGAAATATAACCCGGATATAACCGACCAGAAAAAGGCTATTAAAAAATGGCGGCAAAACATTGAGGATACCCTGAAGTTCAGGGAAGAAAATCCATCCCTGGATGCAGAATTGAATAAGATATTAGGTCAACGCGGCGGGTTCGGCGGGGCTGTGAGCCCTGAGGGCGAGGAAGAAGAGGAATAGAATGAACTTGCGTGAACATGTCCGGCGTGTCCAATTATTAGAGAACGCTGCTGCGGGCAAGGCCGGGATGCGCTTTCGCCTCCTCGAGGAAGACAAGTTATTAGGATCAGGGCATGTAAAATATATCAAAAAATATGTAAGCCTCCTGGAGGCCGATATAGCCAAAGAAGTGCTACAATCTGCGAAATTAGGAAAGGAGTTATTCAATGCCATCACAAAATGAGCTTCTCTCGCTTTTCCGGTTCGAGGTATCGCTTCTGCTGGAACAGTACAGAGGGCGCATGCTGTTGATGATTGCTAAAAATAAGAAGCTGGGTATACCGGCTAAGACGTTGAGGTCTATGAGAGAAGACCCTAAATCGAAATGGAATCTCGACAAGGAAGCTCTCAATAAAAAGATCAAAGGCGCAGTGGCTGGAATCGTGAATCAAGTCCATATCGAAGGCTATCAGCAGGGATTGAGAAAATGAGCACACAGCCGGATGTCAAATTGGTAAACAGGATAAATAGCTCGGGTCCTTGCCCTTCTTGTGTAGAAGCCAGTGGACAGCCGGCTATGATATACCAGGAATGGGCTAGTTCGCAGTGGGGCTTACCTGGCAGCGGACTCCGCTACTGTGAATCAAACTGTCATTGTATGTTAGTGCCGGAAAATATACTCCCGGAGCTTCCTTGGATAGGAAAGAGAGTCAAGCTTCGAGGCGATGAGAACACTGATATTAAGCCGGTCATTGAGATTGGGCCGAATGAAATGGAGCTGAAGATATTAATGGAAAAGTGGAATAAGCACATTGGAAAATTGCCTAAGCAGATATATTCAATGACGGCTGAAGAGGCTCTTATTTATATGGGAAAACATTTCAACACAGGAATGGAATTGGGATTAATTCCGAAAATGGACATAAAAAAATTGACACAGGAAGCGATTGGCGAGAGGTAGAAATGACGGTCGAAGTAAGCGGGATTGTTCCTACTAAGAAGATGCTTCAGGAAATAGAAGAATTCCTAATGTCCCATAAACCAATGGAAGGTATGGTTGAGGATGGGAAAGAATTGGTGCTGGAAAAGACTGCCAAAGGCTATGATTATAAACATAGAAAATTTACTCCTTACTCAAAGCGCTATGCTAAGAGAAAGGGCTCTAAACTGGTCAATATGCGGCTTTCCGGTGACATGCTGGAATCGATTATAACAGAAGTCATAAGTCATGATCACGGGCGGATAAAAGTGACTAACAAAGAAGTGATAGCCAATGTTCACAATACGGGCACGGGGAAACAGCCGCAAAGAGAATTCATGAACATAAATAAATCGAATCTAGCGAAGCTTCAAAAAAAGCATTTAGACGATCCGATCATGAAGATATTAGGGAGGGCTTAATTAATGGAATTACCAAAAAAAGTAATAATTCAATCCCATGAAGGGAAATATACAGGAGGTCAAGATGACTGACAAAAATAAACAGGATCAAAATGATCCTAAAACCAAACAGCAGGATCAGGATGTGAAAGGAGGCGATCAACAGCAGGATCAGGTCGATCCTAAGATTGCAGAGCTTCAGAAAGACCCTGATGCTGTGGCTTCGATTCTCGAGGCCAAACGGAAGGCCAATGCAGAGGCCAAGGCTTACCGTGAGAAGTTGGAAAAACTCGAGAAAGAACAGCAGGAAGCTGCTAATAAAGCCCTGGAAGAGCAGGGAAAGTACAAGGAGCTTAATGAGAAGCTCAAGACCGAGAAAGACGAAATAATCGTAAAATTCAAGGCTAAGATCGTAGAGATGGCGCTTACGAATGAGGCTATCAAGGCAGGGATAAGCGATCCCGATGTGGTAGCCATAATCGACGTGAAAGATGTCAAGATCGACGATGACTTCAATGTCGAGAACGCTGCAGAAATCATCGAAGCCTTCAAGGAAGCGAAGCCCCATTTTTTTGGCGATGTCAAAGAGGATGGTGATTCTCTTCCACCTAATAATCCCAAGCCTGGGTTGACGAAGGTCAAGGGAAATTTCCAAGACCTCAATCCTATCCAAAGAATGGCGCAAGGATTGAAAATAAAATAACTAATATTGGAGGTAAATTCAAATGGCTATGACGCTGATTGAATACATGAAAACCAGTCAAGACCCGTTGCAAAGCGGTGTGATTGAGACGTTTGCGCGCACTTCTCCCATCCTGCAGGACATGCCTTTCATCGATATCGAAGGCGCCGCGCTGCCTTATAATCGGGAACAGAGGCTTCCCGGGATAGCTTTTCGTGGGCTGAATGAAGCTTACGACGAATCGACCGGAGTGGTCAATCCTCAGGTTGAAAAACTCAAGATCATGGGAGGCGATGCAGATACCGACCGCGCGCTGATGAAATGGGAGAAGAATTTCGAAGAAAGACGGGCAACTGATTTGGATATGAAGGCCAAGGCTGCCGCGCTCTATTTCACGAAGTGCTTTTTCGACGGGGACGAAAGTTCAGACCCTAGACAGTTCGACGGGCTGAACGCACGGCTAACCGGAAACCAGGTTATAACTGCCGGCGCTGACGGCGCCAATCTTGATCAGAACCTGCTTGACCGGACGATTGCGGCTGTCAAGGGCACTCCCGATGCACTCTATATGGGGAAGAAAATGCAGAGACAGATCACTCATCTTTTTCGCAACTCCTCTATCATGAGTGATACGAAAGACGCTTTCGGAAAACAAGTCCTGACCTATGCCGGGGTTCCTATCCATCTCATAGAGGAAGATAACGACGATAATGAAATCCTTGCCTTCGACGAAACTCAAGGAAGTTCTGTTGGCGTTTGCGGCTCTCTCTATGCGGTGCGGTTTGGCGCACGTGAGTTTATTTGTGGGCTTCAGACGGAACCTCTGAATACACGTGATCTTGGTGAACTTCAGACGAAAGCTTGCTTTAGAAGTAGAATTGAATGGTACGTATCTATCGCAGTGTTCCAGGTGAAATCCGCAGCTAGGCTGAAGGGCATAACCGTTATTACCGGAGTAAATTAAGGAGGCAAAAATGAGTGATGCAATATATGATGTACTGGCAGAATTAAGGGCTTTGGGTTCTCAGGCTGCGGGGACGGAGTACGGAACCGGAAAGGATGTCGGACCGACACAAGTAATCAAGGCCGTGTCTATCGTGACCGAAGTGGGAACAGACGGAACCCTGACGCTCAACCTTCAGGGATCAAGCGACAACTCGACTTTCTATGATATTCCTGGCTCTAATTTTCTCGATCCTTCAGATGGCGACGTAATCGATGCCGTCGGAAAATACGAAGTCTTTTTCAAGACCGATTTCCGGTATATCCGGACAAAGGCTGTCGTGGCTACCGCAGCTATCACCCATCAGGTATTCCTCACCACTATCACACCTGGAGGATAATATGATCTATATGATTAAACACCCTGATGAAAAGTTTGAGGGCTTCATTCTCGGTGTCCAATTCTTCTCAGGGATAGGGAGCACGAACAGTTTCACGGATGTGCAGAATGCAGCGAAGCTTTGCAAGGGAAAAGTTACCCAGATGAGCGCTGATCCTGCCGAAGCTAAAGAGGAGCCTGATGCAAAAGAGCAAGCAAGCGAAGAAAAAGCGCCGGAAAAGAAAACGGCAAAAGCTAAATCGAAACGGAAATGAAAACCATCAAGCTAATAGAGAACCAGGCTGTAAAAATGCTGGATTATCCGATTGAGATAAAGGTATATGAAGGGGGGGCGCAGCTCGTCCCCTCTTCAGCGACAATAACGGTCAAGGACCCGAACGGCGTGGTTCAGGTGGAAGATGCTGTTATGACAATCGAAGATGGTGTCGGAACCATGGTTCATTCCCTGTCTTCGATACATACCGCCGATCTGTGGGAGGATGCGATAATCGAGATATCCTATGTTGTTTCCGGGGTGACGTGCAAAGCGGTTTTCCTGTTCGATGTCGTACTGAATAAGCTCGAGGCGTCTGTGACCGACGATGATTTGAAAGAGTATTTCCCTCTTTTGGCTACTGAGATATGGTCGGGCACATCCAACTATGACGACCAGATTCAAGAGGCTTTTCGAATGATCAAACGTGACATCAAAAACAAAGGGAAGCGTCCGGCGATGCTGATTGACGGCATGCAGGTGAGAGAGCTCGTGATATTCAAGACATTCGAGATAATTTTTTTCTCTTTTGCAAAGAACGAGGATAGCATCTGGTGGACGCGCTACCTCGAGATGAAAGAGAAGTATAAGACAGCTTTCGAAGCGCTGCGGATTAAATACGACGAGGATGAAAGCGGAACTATCGACTCGGATGAGGACGAAACCCTGGGGCAAGTGACACTGGTAAGATAATGGGCGTTATCAAGACGATAGTTGAGGCGGTTGAGGCCAGAATGGCAATCTTAGGCTACACGGTCATTGAGGATGTGTTTGATTTTCAGACCGCGCCGGACTCGATAATCGACAAGGCGTACCGGATTGAAGTTGAGGTTGGAAAGAATGACTACCATATGTTCAATATCGCGAACACGAAAGACCGTCTCTCGATCTGGATAGCCTATAAGGCTTACCGGGAATCACGGGCTGAATGGAAAGGCGCGTTGGATGACAGAGAGACGATTGAGAAAGATTTGATTAATTCCGCTGCAATCACAGGGCTTTCATCCGATCCGATATTGACGCTCGATCAGGAGGCTTCAGGTCAAAAATACCTCGAGGACTACTTGATATCCAGGCTGGTTTTTACGGTCGATTACATTCGAGACATATCGCCAGGCTAGACTTGAGCGATTTTGGGAGGCTACTATGAAAAAATTCATATGGCTTCGGGACTCATGCGAACCGCGCAAGGGGCCGAAGCTAATTAAAGGACAGGAACATAATGTCAAGGACTACCCGGAAGCAGTCATTGAAGAGTGGATCAAAACCAAGGCTGCTGAATACGTGGAAACTAAGGCTGTGGCTTTGGATGGTCCGAAAAAGCCAGGAGGTAAGTAACGATGGCAACTCCAACGATACCAGAAAAAAGATTGATGGCAGCCGGCGCGGTGAAAGCGGCTGAATGGGGTACGGCTCTGCCCGTAGGCGCCGGCGCCGGTGTTTTGATAGAAGATGACGGCGGGCTCGGAGGAGCCAGAAAACAAGCATACCTGCCGGCGAAAGAAGCGGATACCCCGCTTGTCATGGAAGGCGACCTTGGGCCGATCGATCCGGTGGAATTCTCGCCGGCTTTCACGATGCGGTACGATCCGGGAGCTCTGGGAACGCTGATTGCTCTGCTCTTCGGAACAGCGGGGGCGCCGGCGCAGCAAGGCTCAACGGCGGCCTATAAGCATACGCTTCAATGGGCTGATGCTATTTCCGGCCTATTCGCTACTTTCGTGGTCGAGCGTCCCGGGAAGATTTGGGAAGTGGCATCTGCGAAAGTTCAGGGCTTGGAGCTCTCGATTGGAGACGGCCTGCTCAAGGGCGCTATTAATCTGAAAGGCAATACGATTATCGATAACTCGGCCGTAAATACCTCGACTCAAGTAGACGCCCTGACTTACAAGGACAGGGGAAACAGGATCAAGTTCACCCAGGGGGCAATCAAGATGAATGCTCAAACAGGGGGTGATGTGGCATCCGAGACAGCACTCGAGGTCAATGAAATATCGGTATCCTACCAGAGACCGACCGACGGACTGCATGCAGCCGGCGCGGCTACTATCATCGAACCGAATGAGAATGATCAGGGAAACATCACGATCAAACTCGGGTTTCCTCGGATGAATACGGTCAACGCCAATTTTCTTGCTTCCTTCATAGACCGGACGGAACAAAAAGTGTTGGTCACATTCGAGGGCGCCGTTATCGCCGATCCCTACAAGTATACTC